TGAACTTGCATTCCGTGTTCCTGCAGAAAAGATTACACGCAAGAATATGGATCAGGAGAAAGATGAAGCGATGGATGGGTTAGATACATCTATTGACTGGCGTAACACAGCAGACAACTCGTACGATGGTGAGAAGCTTCGTTTCTTGATTGAGGATGAGGCTGCTAAGTTAGAAAAGCCAATGAACATTGAAAATGGTTGGCGTATTCGTAAGACTTGTCTTCGTCTAGGTGCCAGGATCATTGGTAAGTGTATGATGGGTTCTACATCGAACGCATTAGATAAAGGTGGAGAAAACTATAAAAAATTATATTATGACTCAGACGTCACAAAAAGAAACAAGAACGGTCAGACTATATCGGGTCTTTATTCGCTCTTTATACCGATGGAGTATAACTTTGAGGGATACATTGATCAATACGGTCACGCAGTATTAGAGAAACCTGAAAAGCCGGTAAAGTCAGCAGAAGGAACTTGGATAACAGAAGGTGTTATTGAGTATTGGAATAATGAGGTATCCTCATTAAAAGCAAATCCCGATGCACTTAATGAATTCTATCGACAGTTCCCAAGAACAGAGTCTCATGCATTCCGTGATGAGACTAAATCATCTTTGTATAATTTAACTAAAATCTATCAGCAGATTGATTATAACGATGGGCTAATACAGGATCACGTATTAACTCGTGGATTCTTTCATTGGAAAAATGGGGAGAAAGATACAGAGGTTATTTGGACACCAGATAAGAATGGTAGATTCTTGGTATCATGGATACCTGAAATTGCATTGCGTAATAATTTTATAACTAAAAATGGAACACGTTATCCTCTCAACGAACACATCGGGGCATTTGGATGTGACCCTTACGATATTTCGGGTGCTACTTTTGGTGGGTCGAATGGCTCTCTTCACGGTCTTACTAAGTTCAATATGGCGAATGCTCCGTCAAATGCGTTCTTCTTAGAATACATTGCTCGTCCACAGACAGCTGAGACATTCTTTGAAGAAGTACTGATGGCTTGTGTATTTTATGGTATGCCAATACTTGCCGAGAATAACAAAGCTCGTTTGCTGTACCACTTTAAGAATAGAGGCTATAGAGGATTCTCAATGAACAGACCTGACAAGCACAAAACTAAATTGTCATTTACTGAGATTGAGATTGGCGGTATACCATCCTCGAGTGAGGATATGAAACAAGCACACGCAGCTGGGATTGGAACTTACATTGAGAAGTATGTAGGATATGACCTAGAAGGAACATACAGGAATCCTGACGAAATTGGCGATATGCCATTTACTAGAACTCTATTGGATTGGTCTAAATTTAATGTGAACGATAGAACAAAGTATGATGCTTCTATCAGTTCAGGATTAGCGATTATGGCTAACCAAAAGCATATTTACCTGCCCGAGAAAAAAGAGTCAAAAATTAGCATTAAATTTGCAAGATACGATAACAGCGGTTCAGCGAGTAGACTGAAAAATATATGAACGACCCTTTAATAATGATTAATCCGACCAACTTCCCAACACAGTTGGCAACGGATGCAGAGAAAGCATCTCAAGAGTTTGGATTAAAAGTAGGACAAAGTATCATGTGGGAATGGTTTGCCAAGACAGGCAACAATTGTCGCTACTATTCTCAATGGATTGACTTTCACCGCATTAGGCTATATGCTCGTGGTGAACAATCAATCGCAAAATATAAAAGTCAATTCGAAGTTGATGGAGATATGTCGCATATTAACTTAGACTGGACTCCTGTGCCCATCATTCCTAAGTTTGTTGATATCGTAGTTAATGGAATGAATGACCGCCTTTTTGAGGTAAAAACATATGCACAGGATTCTATGTCTATGGAAAGAAGAACTCAATTCCAAGAGATGGTTGAGGCTGATATGGTGTCAAAAGAATTTTTAATTCAGACACAGCAAGAGTTTGGTATTGATGCATTTAATGTTCCTCTTCAAGATTTACCTGAAAATGATCAAGAATTAAATCTTTATATGCAACTTAGATATAAGCCTGCTATTGAGATTGCAGAAGAGGAGGCAATAAATACAATTTTAGATGTTAACCATTATAGCGATATAAGAAAACGAGTTGATTATGATATTACTACTATTGGTATTGGGATGGTCAAACATTCTTTTGTTCCAGGAACAGGAGTTAGGGTAGAATATGTTGACCCTGCTAATATGGTATATAGTTACACGGAATCGCCAACATTTGACGATTGTTTCTATTTTGGTGAAGTTAAGCAAGTACCGATTACTGAACTTATTAAAATCAAGCCAGATATTACTAATGAAGAGTTGGCAGAAATTCAACAACTTGGTACAGCTTGGTATAATTATTATGGTGTACTTCGTCCTTATCGTAGTGATTTATTTAATCGTGATGTTGTTACGCTTATGTATTTCAATTACAAAACCGATAAGACATATGTTTATAAAAAGAAATACACAGACAACGGAGGAACAAGAGTAATTGAGAAGGATGAAAACTTCCAAGTTCCGGAAGGGATGGAGGAGCGTTTTGAACGTATAGAAAAACGTATCGATGTTTGGTACGAAGGTGTAATGGTTATGGGATCAAGTTACTTGCTTAAGTGGGAGCTTGCTAAGAACATGGTTCGTCCTAAGTCTGCATCTCAATATGCATTGCCTCAGTACATTGCTGTAGCACCACGTATGTATAAAGGAGTTATTGAGTCATTGACTCGTAGAATGATTCCTTTTGCAGACTTAATTCAATTGACCCATTTAAAGTTGCAACAAGTATTACAGCGTGTTGTACCTGATGGTGTTTACATTGATGCAGATGGTATCAATGAAGTTGACTTGGGTACAGGTGCTGCCTACAATCCAGAAGATGCCTTGCGTTTATACTTCCAAACAGGTAGTGTTATTGGTAGAAGTATGACCGTAGATGGTGATCTTAACCATGGGAAAATACCGATTCAAGAACTTAATACTAATAGCGGACAAGGAAAAATTACTGCATTGATTAATGCATACAATCAGTACCTATCAATGATCAGGGATGTTACCGGGTTAAATGAAGCTAGAGATGCATCAACTCCAAACCCTGATGCATTGGTAGGTGTACAAAAACTTGCAGCTCTTAATTCAAACACAGCTACTCGCCATATATTGGAGGGAAGTTTATTTATTACTAAGCGTTTATCGGAAGCATTATCTTGCCGTATTGCTGATATTTTAGAATACTCTGATTTTAAAGAAGAGTTTACTATGCAAATTGGTAAGTATGCAGTTGGTGTTTTAGATGAAATCAAGCATTTGTATTTACATGATTTTGGTGTGTTTATCGAAGTAGCACCTGATGAAGAAGAAAAGGCTCAATTAGAGGCTAATATTCAAGTTGCCATGCAACGTGACCAAATTAGTTTAGAAGATGCTATTGATATTCGTCAGATGAAGAATCTTAAGTTGGCTAATGAATTGCTTAAGCTAAAGCGTAAGAAGAAGCAACAAGAAGACATGAAGAATGAGCAAGCTAAAATTCAAATGCAAACTCAAGGAAACATTCAGTCATCTCAAGCATCTGCTCAGGCTACACTACAAAAGGTTCAAGCAGAGTCACAAGCTAAAGCACAACTTGCTCAAGCTCAAATGCAGTTTGATATTCAACGTATGCAGGCAGAGGCTCAGATTAAAGAGCAATTAATGCAAGTTGAATTTTCTTATAATATGCAACTTAAAGGAATGGAGGTAGATAAGATTAAGCAGTTGGAGACAGACAGGGAAAAAGCTAAGGATAATAGAACTAAATTACAAGCAACACAGCAGTCTAAGTTAATTGAGCAACGCCAAAAAGACTTACCTGCTATGAACTTTGAGTCTGAGGAAGATTCATTAGATGGCTTTGATTTAGAGCAGTTTAATCCAAGATAAAATTTATTACTACTTTTGTGCAAATTAAATTAAATAATAATGGAAAATTTTCAAGTAAAACTGGTAGACTTTGAAGAAAAGTCTGTCCAAGAAGTAGAAGAGACTCTACTTAAAGTACATGAGGAAAAAACAGGTATCGAGCAGTTCGAAACATCTGAAGAAGTTAAAGTTGATCTATCTGCTGAACCCGACACAGCATTAGGATCAGGAGAAGAGCAATCAACTCCGCAGTCAT